ATTGATGCTTGGTGTATAGGTATCGGTTACTAAAGTAATTTTCAATTTAAATCCTTTAAATTACAATTATCAAAGTGCCATCTATACATACTTCCAGCACCTCCTAATTTTTTACAATGTGGGCATTCTATTTTAAGTTGTGGTTTATTTTTTAAAGCAAGAGACCTTTTTTTAAGATGCTCTTCTGATTGCTTGCCTGTTTTTTTACCTTTATTCCATATATTTCTTGTTAATTTTCTTTTTTCATATTCTTCTGCTGTATATTTGCGACCTTTTCTTGTTTTATATATTTCTGCTTTTTCTTCTTCATTCCAATTTCTTTTTAATCCATATGATACATGAACGACTTCCTTAGATAACCATCTTGGGTCGTCATTTGTTACGTGAAATATATTTCCATCTTTATCTTTTACTGTTATTTTTCCTTTATTGACGGTTCGTTTTTTATATTCGTTATATTCTTTTTTATTATATTTTTTAGATAATTCGTACTGCCAAGATGAAATGATTCTATTATCTATACCATTTGTATTACTCATGCTATTAAAAGCAAACAACATTTTCATTTTATTTTGACCATTTGTCATTTTTATTAATAGCCAATGACATATAAAATGTTCTCTATATGTCAAGGCAACAATATTACTTTTATTATTATTTCCGCCAATAGATTTTGGTATAATATGATGTTTTTCAGTAGGGGTTGTTAAAATATTTCTGTTTTTAGCATTTGTAATAATCTCGTTATACCAATTTGTATATTTGCTGTTATTAAACATAAAGTATTCCTTTTGTTTATTTATACAAACTCAGTAATTAGTGTTATCCGCATAATATATTATTTCCCACGTTCCGTCTAAGTTTTCTACAAGAGCAGTGCAGCTTTCTACCCAGTCTCCGCTATTCATATATGTAATATCGCCTATCTGGCGGATATTTGCGTGATGAATATGTCCGCATATAATACCATTGGCACCACGACTGTGTGCATAGTTGCTTAAGTTTTCTTCGTAATCGCCAATAAAGTTTACTGCTTGCTTAACTTTATATTTTGCCCACGCACTTAAACTCCAATGGGGTAGGTTTAGTTTATTACGGAACCATGATACAATAACATTTATATAAATTAGTATATCATACCCCCAGCTACCTAAGTGTGCTAACCATTTCATGTTACTGATAACTGCATCAAATTGGTCACCGTGCATGATAATATATCTCTTACCATCAACACCAGTATGTATAATGGTATCAATTAACTGAACATTACCAAACTTATGCTCGCCAAAGCTGCGTAAGAACTCATCATGATTTCCTGGAAGATATACAACATGTGTATTTTTTCTCGCAATACGCATTAACTTTTGTATCACGTCGTTGTGTGCCTGTGGCCAATAGAATGATTTAGTCATTGCCCAACCATCAATAATATCGCCCACAAGATATAATTTTTCGCATTCGAAAATTTTAATAAACTCAAGCAATTTCTCTGCTTGGCTCATTCGTGTTCCTAAATGAACATCACTTATGACAACTGTTTTATATTGTTTCATACAGTATATTTACCCACTGTAAATGTCATAACCAACGCAACACAAACGCAGTCATTATCTTTTCATCGTTGAATACGATTGTATAATACGGCATTTCACTGTAGTCTATAGAAGGAGTATGGTCTACGTGCCAATCTACATTATACGTATACCCCTGTTCTACCATCCAGTCATATATTTCTGGATTAGGATGCAACTGTGTAAATCCTGTTTCATAGTATAGCAACTCACGCACCTGTGCACGTGTCAGTACAATAGTATTCATGTTGCCCACCTCACTAAGAACAGTGCATACATAGACTCATCGAAGAAATATATAGTTTCCCAACCATACCAACCAAAAGTGTGTGCTGGCAGTGTGTTCTCACACCATTCTAAAATCTCTTCTATCGGAGCCGCACCATTGTATTGCCATTGTTTTTCATATGAGAATTTATCTCGCAATTTCCCGTAAATTATGCCCATCGCAGCACAAATGTCATCCTATCTTCTGGTTTAGGTATAAGCAGCATTGCACCAATACCAGCTTCAACACCCTCGGAACTCATAATTTCATCTGCATTATCATGAAACCATTTTGGGTCTATTATAATACATAATTCTGGTGCATCCAAATCATCACAGAAAGAAAACTTCTGTTTCATGACCACCTTACCGCAAACATTGCTGCATCCTGTTTATCACCAAAATAGTAGGTGATACGGTCGTATTGTGATACGGCATGGACCCCTTTTATCTCTACTCGATCTCGATCCATATCCCGTATCACGCTGTTGGTTATATAACTTGGACAATGTTCCTTTGCCCATTTCAATGCCTCCCAATATGGATCGTAATCCAGAGTTATAGCCGTTTCCTTCATGACCACCTCAGTGCAAATAATGCTGCATCTTCACTCTTATCAAACTCACATGCAGTTACCACATATGTAGGAGTGCTGACAGTTGATGTGTGATACAATTTCCAATTTGGACCATAATACTCATTTGGCTCAGCACCAAACCGCATAGGATTGCCAATGTTAAGCATCAGCCACTGTAGCACATCATATACATCTTCTTGTGTAGAAAGATAATTTACTGTTACTCCATATGTCATGACCACCTCATAAAAAACAGGGCCATTTCTGGCCCTGTTATACTACACCATACTGCGCTTATTGTCAAGCAGGTTTTGGGCCATACTGGTTATCACCTACACTAGGCGTAAACAGCATCCAGAGGGCCACACCGAAGCTGGCAAGGCTCATAAGGACACCCAGAGCAGGTGCACTGGCTGAAACCGCTCCACTGCCGAAATTAAGCAGGTAAATCCAAATCATATGTGTGCCTGGAAGCCCCATATCGTGCAACCGCTTGATACCGATTGCCAAACCAACCCATGTGCCAAAGACCAGAGCAGCAATAAACAGGATAACCCCAAGGGTAATACCACCACCATCACCAGAAGACATTGCAGCAAATCCAATACCAAATCCCATAAACATAATAAGTGTCATCAAACAGGCATAGCCAAAGTATGATAGCCGTCCAAGTCGTCCGTCAAAGCTAAAAAGTGCGTTACTAACCGTCATATTAAAAAACCTTTCCAAAGTTTGTTTTTACACTGTCAATATTACGACAGTTTTGTGATTGTGTCAAGTAAAAAATTAAAAGCCAGATTGTTCAAGAGCATACCTGACTATTGCCGCATCTGCTGAATAATCACGAATCTTTTTCAACCAGAAATCAGGCTCAATATACCGTATAGTCATGGCAACGTGCTCATCGTTGAAAGTGTCTAACTTTTCAATACCACTGTCACAACAGTATAATACCCAAGGTGAAATGCGACCATTAACGATATGATTTACAAGTGTGCCATTACCAATAGAACGGAAATAGTTGCTGAGTTCGGCACTGTGGTCTTCTGCCCATTCCTGCATAAGACTAACACCTCGCTCAAGTGCGTCTTCATATGATTCTGTTCGTAACAGATTAAAAAGATAATCTTCGTAAAGTTTCTCACGGCACCAGTGATCAACCTTAAACTGATTCTTAAGAATGTAATCAATAAATTGGTTTACCTTGATGGCATTGATGCTAACACAGTGTCGGCCAAACTTTACAAACGCATTGTAGAACTGGTTGTTGCTAAAATCATCATAAGTCTTAGTCTGTGCACTACCCTGTGTAAGTTCATAAAACCGTAGCCATGTTTGGAAACCAATCATGACACCTTTTTCACTCTTTTGATTTACACGACGTTTAGGTTCACATAGGTGTGCAGCAAGAGTTGTTTCACGAACAAATCCCTTACCACAATATTTGCAAACATGTTCGCCAGGCTTTAAATCCCGTCGTGCCTCTGCTGCAATTTTACGCAATTCATTACCTACGCTCATTTTGTCACGTCGTGTAAAACTTTTGCCTGTCGTAGCGTATCCATAACGGTTGGGTCTTTGCTCTTAAAGATTGGACCCCACTCAACCCACCAATCCATAATTTCGTATAGCTGGCCCGTAATGTTTATTTGAAGTTGTTGCCCACCATAGGTCTCGGTAATGGTGCAATATCCAATACTTTTATTTCCTGAATCATTAACATACACATGTTTAATTGTCATTTCATTGCCTCTTTAATATTTTTATCAGTCCAGCCATGCCGTGTCAATAATTGCTTTAATTCTGCATCAGGTATTTTCTTGGCAAGCAGTTCAGCATCATCATCTTTTAATTCTGGATAAAGTTCCAACATGAGTTTAACACGTTTATTTTTAGATACCTTACTATTATATGTCAACCAATCGTGTCGTTGAACGCCCATGTTAGGCGAAATAGTCGTAGCCAACAACCACTGCAGTTTAGGATGTTTGGCAATGTCAAAGAAATGCTTATTCAATCGTTCATTGGTGGCACACAGGTAATACTGCTGTAGTTCTGGTATACCACTAACATTACTACCCCAACGCAACATCAGATAGTTGCTGAACTTCTTGCGCTCATCATCGTCCAGAGAATCGTAGAAGTCACGATTCTTTGTATCCAACTGTCGCATTTCATTTGCAATATCAAGTTTATCCATCTAATACTATTCCCGCCCACGACCCTGTTAATTGTGTCTCTTTTTGTTTTGGTTCTCTACTTAATTCATACACTGTTTTTATTTCTTTAACAAGTTCTGCAAGTGTTGGATTGAACCGTGATTCAATGAGTATATCTAACCACGCATCGACTTCTTCACGCTGCCGTTGTTGACTTTCATATACTTCATTATTGAAAGATAATGTCCCGCTACCTTGTGGCTTTGCATTTGCTGTTATCATTTTATTACTTAGTAATAAAATCATTTTACTACCATATCATACGATGTTTTGAATGTCAATCAATTCACTTGCACGGCTGATTTCTTTTACAAAGTATGCACACACTGGTTTTGGACCATCACTGAGTGGCACACATAGTAGCTGACCATTCTTAATCTTGGGGAAATACCAACGCACATCTTGATACACATCTGTAATTTCAATATTCATAAAAGCTGCACGGAAACTACTAATGGGATTAAATGTAAATGCTTGGAATCCACGATCATTAAGTTTTGTTAGTGGTAGTGCTTCAAGGTCACCTATCTCTGCTTCGCCAATTAGGATACGCCAATTATATGGCATCATTATTTTATAATTTCCAATTTTTAATACTAGTGCTGGATCATTAAAACTTTCCATGAACACCAGTGGTAAGAAATAATAATCTGCTTCAGAGGGGTTACTATTATCCAGAACGCAAAATCTTAAATCTTCAACCTGTTCTGGTAGGTTATTCATTTCAAAAACTGTATTTTCAACTGTAAGTATACGCACGTTAATTCCTTATTTGTATGTAGATTTTTCTTGTGTAAACGGATAGTTTGCATCTTTATAAAATACTTTTCGTTTAGTTAAATGTCGCTTTGCAAATTTACAATCGCCTGTTATGTCCCAGATTTGGACAAAATCTTTGTCTTCTGCCTTACGAATGCCACGACCGATTGACTGAATGACACGAACGAATGACTTACCTGGCTCAATAAGCACAAGATTGAAAATACGGGGTATGTTAATACCAACAGCAGCAACGCCATAGGTTGCAACAATAATCTTATCATCAACATTTGCAATTTCATCATAATGTTCTTTTCGGTTTTCGTTTTTCATATCTCCGTGAACAAATACGCTATTAGGCAATCGTAGTATCAATTCTTCGCCACACTCTTTACGGTCAACTAGAACAAGTGTATTGCCAGTCTTAATGATTTCCCCAATAAGACCGCCAAGATGATCAAGACGTGCTGAGTCACTGGTTAGATATTTGAGTTCACTCTGATAATTTTTAAAATCAGCATGTTCGACTGTCTGCACAATGTTTACGTGACAGTTAGAGAGAACACCCTTTTCTTGTAACTCACTGGCACTAAGTTGGTTGATTACCTTGCCGATACTGACCAACAACGATACAAACTCAAACTGCTCCTTTGGAACTGTCCCTGTCAGACCCCAACGAATTGGAACATCGGCGAAGTCACCTGTTAATAATGTTTTTAGAACCTCGGCCTTGGCCTGATGAACTTCATCAACAATAATTGCAACGACGTTTATCATTGCTGTCCATTCAGCACCATCGCCATCTTGTGTTTTCTTTTGTAGTGAGTTAAGACTTTGCCATGTGCAGATAGTATGTGTGCGACCTAACTCTTTACGCTCACCATAATATACACCAACATCTAATCCAAGGTTGATGTAATCTGCTTCAGTTTGGGTAACCAGTCCCTTGTTAGGTACAATGACAATAGTTCTGCCATATGGTTCAACCATGAGGCTCATAGCAGCCGTCATAATGGTCTTACCAGCCCCTGTGGCGACCTCTTGGATACACTGTGTATCACCTAAAAAGTTATTGATAATTTCAATTTGGTAGTCACGCAACACAATAGGCTGTCCTGCTTGTGGGTGACCTTTGGGCCATGTCTTGTGTGAGAAGGTGTTCTCATCTACCTGAGAAAACTCAAACGTTTGACGTGCTACTCGCTCGTCTTCTAACTCAATATCCCAATTACGGTCGGTTAGATATTCAATGATTTCTGGAAGTAAGTTGATGTATGTAGTGCCACCAAGGTTAAAATACGCTACCTTGCCATCCCATCGTCCAAGTTTAACACTAGGCAGATGACGTGCGTATGGGACTTCGTACTTGAACTTTGCCACAAGCCTACGACGTGTGTCTAAATCAAGTCCCGCAATTTTGCAATTTACTTCGTCACGAACAATAATTTTACAATGCATAACTGTTAATATAATGCATTACGATACATAATGCAATAAAAAACAGGGCTAATAGCCCTGCTCTTTCATTTTAAGATGTGCTTTATCTAACTCAGTTCTTACATATACAGTAAGTTCATCGATAGTTGCTGGTCGCTCTTCACCATCTTCTAAGTCGGTATATGTGCCAGTTATCAAATCTCGTTTCTTCATCCATTCAATTGTGTGATATACGCCAGCCATATATCCACCATTGGCACCTTTAACAAATCCACGACGATGATTTGTCCACACTGCTAACATTAGTGTAACAAACCATGCGGCAATTAAAACCCACTCAGTATTTGTGAATATCATTATTTTTTCTTTTCTAAGATTTTCTGGAAAGTTACCTTTCCGCCCATACCATACTGCATTTCAACCAGTCGTTTTGCAGACGACTGGTCATTTGCGTTTACAGTTACAGAGAACTGATAGGTTGGTGTGTTTGGCTTAATCACCACGCCTTTAATATCGTATGTCTTCATCCACCATTCCTCATCACCGTGATTTCAGCCACACGCTGCCAACGAGTAGGCTGAGACTTACGAAGGTCAGCAAGTTTCAGAGCGGTACGAAGGCTCATCTCACGGAACTTCCTTGCATTGTCCTTCATGAAGTGAAGGATTTCAGCTTGTGCGCTTTCGTCCATGTCATAATCTTTGAACAGTTTTCCGCTCTCAGCAATCTGACGAATACGCAAATATTTATCGTGCTCGGTGTCAAGCGTTAGGTCAATGTAGTGACAACGTGACTGCAGTGCACCAAGATGGTCCTGCAACTTCTTGGAACGAATGTTCTCAAACTTCAAATTGGTGATGAAGATGACACCACCCTTGAAGTCAAACTTGTTAGGAATACCCGCACGATGCAACATAGAGCTATCGGCGTTCCAATGAATAGTACGCTTCTTGCCACTGTCAAGTGCAGCCTTGAGAATGTTCAGTGACAATTCATCCATGAGGATGCTGTCACAATCATCGAACACCAACACGCTACCGCTGTCAGCAAACTCATACAGTTTAGCATACAGACCAAGTGCAGTCATAGCACCTTTAACAACCTGATATTTGACCTTACCTGCAATTTCATCATACAGTGAGGCTTCGTCAAGTTTTTTCTGGATGCCGTATGACTTACCAACGCCTGGAGGACCAACAACAATCATAGCACGAACGTCACCTTCTTTAACGGCCTGTGCCATATCTTCAAGGATTTCAAACCGCTCGCCGATACGAGTCATAATTTCTTCGTCAGTCTCTTGCTTTTTAGCAGCAGACGGCGTAGCAGTAGCCATAGGAGTAATTACCTCATCACTGTATTCAATGTTATGTGGACCGTTAAGGTGAATACGGCAACGCTTGCGATTAAAGTGCTCGCTACCGTCAACCGAAATCCACCCATTACGACCATTACCAGTATATTCGGTAAGCAGTGGAAAAGTCAAATTTTCAATAGTCTGACCGTTGAAAACACCAGACTTGACAAGAACTGAATTAGGCATGGGTAAATCCCTTGTTTAGAGTTGATAATGTAAGATACCACATATTGCTGCAGTGTCAGGCACTTTCTTCATCAAAATGTGGGTCATTTTGATGGAGTCGGGTCCATTCCTCGTCCATAAACCGCTGACGTTCATCAGCCAACCAACGGGCTTGCTGAGCCAATTTTGGGTCAGCTTCCTCAATAATCCAATTATTACAACGGAGTTCCTCACGGCCCTCAAACGTCTCCTTCATACGCTCAATGGCAGAGTCAATATAGTCAATCTGCTTCTGGAGCCATGTGGCATCGTTCCACAGGTCAGCCGTAGGACGTGGGCGGAAACCGTAGAAATCCTTGTGATAGTCAGAGAAATAGGACTGAAGGTCGGAAAGGTGTGTCATTTGTCATCTCCATCAGTTGATAAATCACAATACCATATATTACGGTGCTGTCAAGCACTTTTTATGCTGCTTCCCGAAAATTCTTTCCTGAAAACTTCTCCAGTGCACTGAAAAACCAGTCCTCATTCATGTCCTTGAGGATGGTCAAGGGTGCCTTGCCCTGCTCCATAGCCAAGAAATAGCTCTCTACCGTATGGTTAGCAATCAATTCCTTGAGGAACTTGGCCTTGGTGAATGGACCATTATGCTTGAAACGTGCCACAAAGGTGCGTTTTCCATTGACTGGGTAGAACAGATATTCGCCAGAGGTTTCAAAAAGGTTGCGATTAAAGTTCTGCATATCACCATCTCCTCGTTGCTGTCTATATTATAACAATAACACAGAACTACAGACTGTCAAGCGAAAAGTTCATAAATATTTTCATAATTTGGGAGATAAAAATGGCTATTAAAAGAACCACCGTCGTAGTTAAAAAAGATATTAACAAACTATGGAGATATTGGGTTTCTCCTGAAGAAATATTTACTACGCCTTATTCCCCATGGGAAGAACACCTACAAGCACAAGCAGCCAAGGGAAATATTCTCTGGACTGGCATTGACGATCATATAACGATTAGTGACGATGAATTAACAAAAACCGAAACGTTAATATTCAAAGATGTTGAGGCTATGATAGATTTTTACACAAGTTTCAGAGTTTATGTAAAAGACAGTCAACTAGATTCTGATGAAAATGATCGTTGGGCATACGAAAATGGGTTTTTTAAAACTGTAACAACAGATTATAACTACGTTACAGATATCCCATTTGCAACACCACCAGCATAATTGCTACGAGGATAACGTTCACGATAATGACGCTCGCCAGGCTCTAAACTTCTGGCGAGTTCTTTATATGTAGGGTTCTTAGAACATATCCATGCTTCGTGATCAAACCGCCAGTGTGGATTTGTAGGATGCGGAGCAAACTGTGTCATACCACGATTCAATTTATCTTCTGGATGCATTAGCGGGTCAAGCGTTTTAATGTAGTCGCTATTTGCCCACCAAAAATTACCAGCAAAGTGATTCCATGGTGTCGTATTGTAATTAGTACCAACTGCTTGAACGCCAGTATCAAGTGCAGCAACATTGTCTTTCCACCGTTCAATTGTGTAATAATTCATAAACTCACGCCAATCATCAACGTTTGGATCACCCCAACGTAGCAATCCTTTAAGATGGATATAACATGCATAAAAAGGCGCATCTGCAGATATTGATTGGTTATGCAAGTAGTTTAGAGTAGGATACTCATGAAATGCAGCATCCTTGTTAACACTTACCAGCTTAAGTTTTCCATTAGGATCATTCGTATTCTTAGATTGTAACCAATCAGTAAATGTCCAAGGTTGACCATTAATGCAAATATTGATCTCAATTGCTGCGTCACGTAATCCACTACTATTGATCAAATCCCACTGTTGGTCCATAACGTTGTGCCAACCTGCTAATTCGTTTACGTGCCAGAAAATCTTTATTTGAGTCATGCTATTGCCTTGTTGATTGGTGGACCGTTGGAGAATCGAACTCCAGCCTTCGCCGTGCAAAGGCGACGTGCTCCCATTATCACTAACAGCCCATTTGAGTCACTATATTATATATGCATAGAATTGTCAAGCAGAATTTTTATTAGAGTTAATAAGGTACATCAGCAATTCTTTATATTTTTCTCGTGCTGGCTCATATACTTCTTTACGAAGTTTTTCTACTTCACGATAATTTGAATACTTTTTTTCCTCATGCATATCATCATTTGCACGAATTAGATTGTCCAATGCATCAATAAAATCATCAGCGAGTTTATCAATATCTTCCATATTTCTTTCCTTTATACTGCCAAAATACTAACACTACGGTCGATCCATTCGACCACCAAATCTGTTTCTTGAAATCTATTAAAGCCGTGTATGGGTGCATCTAAACATTCTGGTAACAAATCTGCATCTTTAAGGTCGTACCAACTATTATATTGTTTTGGTTCAGATTCTGTGCGATATACAGCCGCACGTATCCAACCATGTTCACGATCCATTTGAAAATGTGCACGACGACAATCAAAACCAGCACTTGCAAGCTGTAGAATTAAACTACCAAGGGTATGAACATGATAAACTCCAGAATCATAAGTTGCATTAACTTTTAATCTATCAACATGATCATCAATACTAAGTTTATATGGAATCTCAATTAATAATAAACCGTCTACTCGTAATAAATTATGCCAACGCCACAGCGTAGCAACTGGGTTTAAACTATATTGAAAGGCATCATGACACCAAATAATATCCTGTGGCGGAAGTTCAACTATATTGTAATCTTCAATACGCCATTTCATATTTCCTACAATAGGAGTATAACCAACTGGAGTAAGTTCTACGCTAGTAACGTTAAAATTATATTTGCGACCTTCTGGACTTTCTAGGGTGGCCCACCATACAGAATCTAGTCCTCGACCAGCGCCCATATCGCAAATATTTTTAATTCCGATTAGATAATCGTCGAGCTTTGCAATGTGATTAAGAGTTATTAAACTATGTTGGTGACTTTCTTCGGGGGTCATGTTTTTTCCAATTAAATATTGATATAGATTATATATTAACATATTATAGGGTATCATGAAAATATTAATTACAGGCGGTAACGGATTTATTGGAAAATATCTGCACAAATATTATGCAGAGTATGGACACCACGTGCTAGCACCAAAACGAGATGAACTTGACTTACTGGATTTAAACTCAGTGCACAATTATTTTACTGCTCATCCAGTTGATGTTGTTATCCACACAGCATTATATGGTCGTGAGTTAATTAACAGTGATGAAATTGATATGTTTAATAAAAACATGGAGATGTTTGATAATCTGTATGCACAACGCAGTCAATACAAAAAGTTTATCAATCTTGGAAGTGGATACGAATACGACATCTCTCGCAATATTGATAATGCTGACGAAGATGATATTCTGTATGTTGAACCTAGTAACCCATATGGCAAAGTAAAGAATCTGATTGCTCAACGCTGTCGTAATACTGATAATTTTTATACCTTGCGATTGTTTGGAGTATTACACTATACGGAATCTGGCAGTCGGTTCTTCAGAAAATTATATGAATCACGTGAGTTTCATATCACTGAAAACAAACGCTGTGATTACTTCAATCTTGAAGATTTACCAACAGTTATTGATTTAATTTTAAATGACCAATGTAAACATCGTGAAATGAATTGTGTATATGAAAACAAATATACGCTCGCAGAACTTGCAAAACTATTTTGTGATGTTAAAAATATTGATCCATCACGTATTATCATTGATAGTGAGGGTGAAAAAAGTTATACTGGCGATAATTCAAAAATCGCCAGTTATAATCTGCCATTTCTTGGTTTAGAATTAGCCATGCTTAGGTATTAATTTACCATCAGCGTCAAACAATATTTCTGCAAAGCGTTTTTTACAGGATTCGGCGTTCCATGCCTGTTGCATTTTAGCAACTTGTTCGACGCCTATCTCAATTGCTTTTTTGAAACTAATTTCAGGATATGGTGGTATATATTGATGAATGTGACGGAAAGCGTGGTCACTACTACATATCATTGGTCTACCAACCATTAGTGCTTGATCAGTGGCGCTACTAATGCCAGTAGTATTACGTGCGTAGAAGAATACATTAAGTGTATTTTGTGCTAACCATTCTAACAATTCTTGGTCTGATAGATAATTTTCAGTTAATTGGATTTCAATTCCAGGATTTGCAATTGGTAGGCATTGTGTTGCAACTTCCATTCGTGCATAGCCACCAACATCGCCATAATACGAGCCTGGAGCATAATTCATTCTAATAATAGCTCTATCAAACTCAGAATTAACTGCACGAACAAGGTTACCTAAGTTTCTACCGTGTCCTGCAAGACCATAGGTTCCAATAACAGGTATATCTTTTTCTACATACGGTTTAACTTTGGCTGTACCAAGTGGACGTGGGAATGAATAAAACCGTTTATCATGAAAGTTACTTGTTGGGTCTACCCAAAAATATGCATCAAAATCATCAAGATTGACACCCTCTAATCCAGCATATGGATTGTTTGGAAATCCTTCAAAGTGAAAGCAAAACTTCATGCCTAGCAAGTTCTTACTAATCATTTCACTCTTTACGCCGCTTTGGTCACGCATAGTAGAGATGTGATAGTTAAAGAAATACGCATCGTATGGTTCACGTTCTTTCCCACGATGAATTACTTTACCATTATTCAGTGCATCTATATCCAAATCATTTGTTTCAACATAATCAATGGTATAATTGTCGGCACCTTTGAGAACAGTGTGTAGCATTCTGCCAATAGTTGACATACTACATGCACCACGGTCTTTATTAACAAGTAAAAACTTATATGTCATATTCCCAATCTTTCAAAAATCTTTGTATAGTCGTCCCACAGTTGTTCCCTAGTAAACTTCTTATACATAGGCTCAAGTGGTGTAATTCCATTAGTAATAATCTGCTTTAATGATAACTCATCAACTATAATAGTTGGATTTAGATTCCAATACGTTTTAAATTGAAAACTTTTAGTAATCGCAATAGGGCGACGAGCAGCTAACGCATAATCAATACTGCCACTCATTCCTGCATTTTCAAGATAATCATAAAAGTAACAGTTTATAGTATTTTGGCCAAGCCAATCAATAATTCCCTGTTCATCCATCCAGTCATTAGAAACTTCAAGTTTAATTCCTGGCTTAGTAATAATAGATTTAACCTGTGCAACAATTTCGGGACCGTGAACATTTTTAGGTTCAGTAAAGAAACCATCTGGCATATGTAAGCGTATAATTGCTTCATCAAACTCACGTTGAACCGCATATGCAATTCTTGGAACTCCTTTCCAAGGTGCAGGAAATCCCTGCCAACCAATGACAGGTATATCTTTTTCTTCATATGGCTTACTTGGTCCACGTGGTAATATATGCGTAGTAGGAAACACATAGTCGGTTTCTTTGACAAAATTATCATATGTCAGCATATACTGCCACACTTTGCTACTGTTTGGATTCCAAGTTTCTGCTATATTCTGTGTATTATCATATACTATGCACAAGGATTTGATATGTGGGTAAAACTCACGCACAGGCAACTGGGCCATCCATGGATTTACTCCTGGGTGATAGTTAAAAATTATAACCTTTGGATCAAAAGTTTTAATTTTAGCCATAGTTTCAAATTGACTGTCCGTATACAATACCTCTACATTGTATATTGGGTGTTCTTTAAGAACATCAGCCAACAACGATCCTGTTAAACTTTCTCCACTACGACACCTACCGTTTTCAACAGTGTTTGGTGCAGTTACGTATAGAACTTTTGATCTTTTCATTGTTGTTCCGCTATCTGGTTTTTAATCCAATTATATGTTTTCTCAATGTCACTACGAAGATGCTGTTTTGGTGACCAATTTAATTTTTCTTTTATTAAATCATTATTGCTATTTCGGCCACGAACACCCTGTGGACCAGCTATATATTTCTTATTCAAGGTCTTACCAGCAACGTCGCATACTAAATCAACCAAATCGTTGATAGAGATAAGACGATCACTGCCGATATTAACTGGACCACTAAAATCGCTGTCCATAAGACGCATAATGCCATCTACGCAGTCATCAATATGTAGGAACGAGCGTGTCTGTTGGCCGTCTCCCCAGATTTCAATTTCACCGCCATTTTCTGCCATTGCCACTTTTCTACAAACGGCTGCTGGTGCTTTTTCTTTACCGCCCTGCCATGTTCCTTCTTCTCCAAAGATATTATGAAAACGTGCCACACGATTACGCATACCATACTGACGATTATATGCGAGATACAAACGTTCACTAAAGAGTTTTTCCCAGCCATATTCAGTATCAGGATGTGCAGGATATGCAGTTGACTCACGACAGTCTGGATTATTGCGGTCTAACTGATTGTACTCATTGTATACACAAGCACTGCTGCTAAAAAATACTTGTTCGATGCCTTGTTGCCGTGCTGTATCTACGACACTAAGATTAATTTTTGCACTGTTGTTCATTACATCAGCATCGTTTTCACCTGTACCAATATATCCAATACCGCCCATATCAGCAGCAAGTTGGAATACTCGGTCAACCTTCTGATCAATTATAAAATTAACCACCTGTGGATTTCTACAATCACCTATGAAAAACTCATCACATGTAGTTGGACTAAAATCTGGAGTTTTCAAATCAACGCCACGGACCCAATAGCCATCTTGTTTTAATCTCTTAGCAACATGGCTACCAATAAAACCACCTGCACCTATAACAATTGCTCTCTTTTCCATTTTAATCCTCGCTCGTGTCAAATATAATGTCAGTTAATCTCTGAATACATGCTTCTGCAGACCATGATTTTTGAATGTTACTAACATATTCAACGCCATTTTTAATAGTATCTCGTAAGTTCATTTCAGGATATGGTTTCTGATACTGTAAAATATGTCTAAATGTAGGATTACTAGATACCGCTATCGGACGACCACTTGCAATAGCCTGATCTGGTGCAGCAGCAATACCTAAAATATGACGTTGATAGAAGAATGCATTAACTGTATTCTGACTGCACCAATCTATTAGTTCATCATTACTTAAAAAATCATGAGTAATGCGTAGTTCAACTTTATCACCTGCTTCTGCCTGACATTTTTGCAGCACATCTGCAAGTAAAGATTTATTATGATCTGCATAGCTTGCTTGTGGGAGATTAATCCGAACGATTGAACGATCAAACTCTTCTCTTGCTGCCCTAACAATTAGTTCAAAACCTTTGTCAACTGTAACATATCCATAACAACCAATAATTGGAACTTCTGGTTCAATTTGTTGTCCAGTTAATACCTTCGGTAGAACTCGTGGAAAGTTATGAAATCTTGGATTACCAAACTTCTTAGTTGGGTCAAGAACTATATAACCGTTAAAACTATCTGGAACATTATCAACAACAGGATTGTTTTCGTCTCGTATTTCTTCAACAACCATACAATATTTTACGCCAAGTAGATTACCAAAGTTTCTACACTCAATACCTTCCAACTCACGCATTGTATATGGATGATAATTGAAAATAATAACATCATACTGTGGAGGTGTCTGTCCGTCCACAAGAACAATACGTCCTGCATGAAGTTCATTACGATTGAGATAATTTATCTCAACGTAATCCATAGTCCAATTAGGAGACTTCTCCATTAAATTGAAGAATGTTAACCCTTTTTCGTATATACTACAAGCAGCTTCTCTTGTATTGACGAACAGAAACCTATATGACATTTTTATCCTTTAAACGTTTCGATAACCAGAGGAGTACTTACCGTTGATTATATCTTCCATAGCATCACGAATAATACCAGCCGCTGGAGATGAGTATGTAGTATTACTGAATCTAAAACTTGCTGAAATATCCAACCCAAATGGTAGCGTATCTTCTGCTTTATGACTAAAGTTAATAAAAATCTTTTGAGGATTTTGTAAATTTTCTTTAGTTTGGGCGTAAGTAAATGGTCCACTATTGTTACCAACGATCAGATTAGTTTTAGTGCTAAGATAGCTGATTTCACACAGATCATTTGGAATATTAAAAATATCACTAGTAAAGAAGATATTACTTGCCTTGGTCTCAAACTTTTCAGTTACTACAAATGCATGATCAGGATGTTGCTTAGCAAGAAGTTCAATAATCTTTTGCATATTATCCATGCTGCTCTGTTTACTTGCAGGTGCGCTGTTGCAGAATAGATAAAAGTTGGGATGTTCCAATATAAACTTATTGGCAGCACTAACATCAAAAAAATTATAATCAATAGTTGGAACATAATCCCATACATTGTCACTTAGTTTAAGGTCAATACCAAACTGCTGACGAATGTCATTATAACATTCTGCAAATATGCGATGATGGCTAATATAAGATGGATGAGTATTTGCCCATAATCCCATATATGCACCGACCCACGTATTAATTAGGATAGTGTCATCATCACTGCCAAAACGGTTCCATTGGCTAACGCCGTCAAGAACCGCCTTATTATTTTCCTCATCCAAAGTTTCTACAAGGTCTGATACTGCATGACCGTTCTTATTATGGGCATAGTAATATGTCATGTCTGGCAACTGCCGCTTAATATCGGCAACCAATCCTCTTGTTGAGAATAGGTCGCCGTAATGCCAATGGTTAAAAAATACAATATTTTCCAATTATAAACCTATAATCTGAAACTGTGGGCAAGGAACTACCAGCTTACCACCGTTAGCAATAAAGTCTTGCTCACGTTTAACAAACTCATCAATAAAGTGCCATGGTAGCACAAGTAGATAGTCTGGTTTAGCTGCTCGCATTTCTTCTTCACTACAAATTGGAATATTAGTGCCAACTGTTTTCAATCCGAACTTATATGGACTACGTTCTGCAATAGCTACTAGTAGGTCTGGAGTAATGCCAAACAACTGTAGCAGCGTGTTACCCTTAGTAGAAGCACCATACCCATAGACCTTCTTACCATCCTTCTTAGCCTGTTGCAGGAAGTTGATTACCTGAGTTTTAAGGTCTTCAATATTTTCACCGAATGCTCGCCAAAGTTCTGGTTTTGAAATATCCCAGTGGCTTTCTTCAAGTGCGAGTGTGCTAGCAATGCGGAAGTCACATACGTCACGTAGTGGTGCAGTTGCAAAGTTTCTCTTATTTGATGTATTCTTCTGGAAATACACACGGAAAGAACCACCATTGGTATCATTCAGTGAGCAATCACGTAACACAAACCCCTCATCTTCAAACAACTGCTTAATACTGTTGAGTGAATAGTAATAAACGTGTTCGTGACAGATATTATCAAATGCTAACTGTTTCAACATAAGTGGAGTATAGCTCATCTGTAGAACAAATACACCATCATCTTCAAGAATGTTATACGCATCACGAATGAATGGACGTGGATTATCAAGGTCATAGAACATAGCAATGCATGTAATAACCTTTGCCTTGCGACCAGCAAATCCAGTGCGATTGAATGCATCAAGACTAAAGAAATCCTGAACAACACTGGTTGCTACCTTACGACTTTCGGCAAGATAACTGTCATCGGCTGGATCAATACCAATCTTAATCATGTTATTAGGAACCTGACGTAGCAGGGTTCCGTCATTACATGCAATATCCAACCAAATGTCATCATCATTGATCTTTACACGACCTGTAATTTCATTGACAATTTCACCCAATTGCTTGGTCATACTTGCATTAATACCACTGCGATACCAATACTGACCATACATCTTGTCAAGCGGGGCAACGCCATCAAGACGTGCTGCACCAATAGTTTCGTCAAGATATAGGTCTAAGCTCCATGGTTTAGTTTCACGCATATCAGCGCCTGGCTTTATGAAATCAGATACGTAATGCTCGCCTAATTCTAATAGTTTCTTCATTTTAATCCCTCGTTGATGTATGATTTTGTTTCTACAATATCACTATTATAGAGTTTATTGATATCTAATTTATATTGGCAGCGGTCTTTATTTCCCTGATGAACATCGGTTACCAGCTTAATAAACTCACTGTCGTATGGTTTCAAGTCTGAACCATATGTTCTTACAACGTCTTCATGCCGCCAAATCATATGATTTACTGCTTTGAGATTTTTAACTATGTCATCGACTGGAGCACTTGGTTGGTCAAGACTGTCAATAATCTTCATGAGTTCTGCTAATTCTTTATTAACATACTCAATCTTAATGCGATTGGCAGGACTGTCTACCTTACTATATTCTTCTAACTTAATGTTAAGAATAGTAATCTTGTCCCACAAATCGCCAACGCTAATTGGTGCAAATACTAACTGGCCCATGCTTAACCCTTCTTAGCTAAGTTATAATCATTCTCACACATGTCATTGACAAGTGCGTGAACGTCATATTCTGGTGTCCAATTAAGAACACGGCGAACCTTAGTGGCATCGCCCTGAATGTTAACAACGTCAACTGGACGATAGAAATCAGGGTTAACCCTAATCACAACTTCGCCAGTTGCAGCATTTCTAGCAACCTCGTCTACGCCTTCACCTTCCCAATTTAATTTAATGTCAAAATATTGAGCGGTGTAGTTACAGAAATCACGAATGCTTGTCTGAACACCCGTTGCAACAACGTAATCAGCAGGTGTACCATGCTGCAACATCATCCACATTGCACGAACATAATCTTTAGCATGACCCCAGTCACGTAGGCTATTCATGTTACCAAGTTCAAGAACCTTCTGCTTACCAAGAACCATGTTAGCAAACGCCTTGGTAATCTTACGTGTTACGAACAACTCGCCACGACGTGGAGATTCATGATTGAACAGTAGACCGTTGCAGCCAAAGATGCCATAACTTTCACGATAGTTAATCGTAATCCAATATGCATAAATCTTTGCTGCACTATATGGAGAGCCTGGATAAAACGGAGTATCTTCATTCTGTGGATTATACTTCTGAATACCAAACATTTCGCTGGTAGAAGCCTGATAAAACTTGGTTTCTTTTTCCATCTTGAGAGAGTGGATACTATCTAAGATACGTAGTGGACCAAGAGCATTCGTATCACCAGTGAGTTCTGGCATTTCAAAGCTAACTTTAACATGGCTCTGTGCTGCAAGATTATAGATTTCAGTAGGACGAATCTTGTCAATAAGGTTACGGATACTATTACCGTCACTCAAGTCGCCATTGTGAAACTTGACACGATCCTTAACATTCTGAATATTTGGATGGTCAAAGTTTGCACTGCGACGAATTAGACCATGAACTTCATAACCTTTGTCGAGTAACATTTCTGCCAGATAGCTGCCATCTTGACCAGCAATACCTGTGATTAGTGCTTTATTCATTCTAAACTCCGTTGATATGTGTATATATGGTTGATTATATGTGTAGTTAAATTATTAGATAGATACGTCTTCCATACCAGCAGCACGAAGACGGGTAATATGCCCAAGCATAAAGTTTTTACTTTCTAGTGCTTTCATGACACCTAACCAACGATTACGTAGCAATGCTACTTCGTTGATAATAGTTTCAAAATCGATAACTTCTGGCTCGCCATCAACGTATTTCTCGGCATCACGAGATGTAAGTGCACGAGCGTAGTGTTCTAAGTATTTTTGAAAATGCTTACGTCGAATCTTACGAAGCTGTAAATTGAGTTGATGTAATACCGCCTCAATTTCCTGTAATTGATTATATCGATGCTCAGTGATGCCTGGAAGTGCAGCCATATTTTTCTCAAGATTTCCCCTAGATGAAATATCACCCTGTGCACGAAGTAACTCGCTTTCATAGTGATCTATGAAATCGGGAATATGCGAAATATCTTGGCTTACCTTAGTATACCAACTACTCATTTAAAGTGACTTTCTAACCATGGATAATAATCTATCCACTGTATATTACGCCTTTTTGAGATTTCTTCAATAAAAATCTTCAATTTTTTCAATTTTATTTCATTACCACTGCTGTTTGTTTTTTCTATGTAGGTTTTTAAGTTTTCAATTCGCTCACGTTGCCAAGTATGATGTTGTATACTGTCAATATATTCAATAGACTTTGACAAAAACGGAATAAGGAAATGTGAGGGTAATGTATCCAAATCTAGATAGTCCTGACTTCTTTCATGGGTTTCCACTCGTGCACCACTTAAATCTACTTCTCGTATATTATTCCACTCGGCCCACTTTTTCATAAGTTCTGGCATAGATGGTATGCTTATGCACGTTGCAGTAAAGTTAATACACAGTTTTAAACTGGTATTATTGAGCAAATATAAAAAGTTTTTTTCAAATAAATCTAGGGATAGTCCGTATCGTTGAAACTCTATGGATTTGTCCCAACCATCAATGCTAGCATTTATTTTTACACTTTTTAATTTTCCAGAATCTTGTAATTGTTGTAATCTGTTAACATCATTTACGAACTTTTCATGTGGTATATTGATATTACTAACGACAGTTAAATCTAAATCTTTTGATGGATTTTGATCAATAAAATCAATTAATTGATTGAGTTCGTCTATCAAGAACGGTTCACCACCTAATATATTCAATTCTTTTAGCGTAGGTAATATTTCAACAAGATTTTTCCAAAAATGTGATAATATTTCGCTATAATTGTCTTCATTATAGTTTGATTTCTTGATGACTACACCATCATTATCAAACTCTCCATATTTGTTTAATTCACTCATAAACTTACTTGAAAGTCTAGGTGAACAATAAATGCAACTCATGTTGCATGTATTTCTAAAATAAACTTCCAACACAGTTGGTTTTATTTCAACGATATTTGGATTATTTTTCAACTCTTGTGGAACCAGATGTTGAAACTTGTTATGTAAATGTCTATCACTTGTTGAACCTAAATCCTCAACTTGTTTACAAACATAACAACCTGTTGGCCACCGACCAGCAAGCATTTCTTTTCTATCATTGATAATTTGATCTATATTATGAAAGTTTTGAATAGTAGATGGCGTTAGTGATATTGCTGGATTTTTAAAACAACTTTTTGTTCTAGCACCATTGAACAGTTGAACAGTAGACCACGCCCACTTCAAAACACATTGGGTATCTGTAGTGGGCGACCAGTCATTGTTCATTTATTCATCCATATCTTCATCAGATTCTTCTACTTCAACATGCTCACTGATTGCATTCATCATACTACGATCTACAGCAAGTTCGTGTAGATCGCTATCAGTGATGCCAATATCCACAAGTTCATTGACTACGTGGTCAGCAGCAAGTTGTCTATCTTTAACAGGGATATACTCTTTAATCGTCTGCCAAAATTGTACAAGAAGTTCACTAGTATCACTCATTGTCTTCGTTTTCCTCTGGTTTAGACTGAGAACGACTCAGTTCCGCATACTTAGCAGAAAACTCTGACATAACCTGATCTAATTGCTCGTCTGTCCAATTTTTACGAAATGCCTTGATTACTTCACCTGTAACAGGGCTAGTATACTGAAGCATGTTTCCAGCTTTTACAAGAATACCCTCATCTTCAAACATTTCAATAAGACCACTGTATGGATTCATACCAGTATCATACGGAATCTTGATTTGAACACCTTCAAATGGCTTGGCATAACGGGTTTTCATAACCTTACAGGCACTACGAATACCGTGAACTTCGCTTGTCTTGTTACCATCTTCGTCTTCTTTTAGCTTCAACTTACGCATTGCCACGACGATAGACGATGCGTAGATAAATCCTTGCCCACCAGAGATTTTATCATCTGGATCAAACATATCCTGTGAAGCATATGTATGATTTGTGCAGACCATGCCAATGTTGTAACTACCAAACATATTAACACAGTTGCGGACAAGTGCAGTCAACGCCTTTGGCTTACGACCCATGTCACCCTTCAAATCACCAGCTTCAAACTGGTTGATATCGGTTGGAGTGAGCAACATGCCAAGACTGTCAATGACAAACAGTACTTTAGGACGTTCAGCGTCAGACATTGCTTTAAGCATATCCATAGTATTTGTAATAAACTTGGCAACATCATCGATCATTGCCATGTTTACCTTCATAAGTTTATCTTCACTAGTATCAACGCCTAACGCATGTAGCCATGCCTCATCTAGTGCATTTTCACTATCAATAAGGAATACATAGATTCCCTGTTCTTGTGCATTTTTTACAATATTGCCACTGCAAATATAACTCTTACCTGCGCCAGATTCACCAGCAAACACGGTTACTTTGCCAAGTGGAATGCCACGTTTAAAATCGCCACTAATGCGATAGTTAAGGGTATAATTCCCTGTGCTTACCCAATCAGTTGGATCATTATATCCAATACTCATGCCTGGAATAGCTTTAGTTAAATCTTTACGAAACTTTGATACGTCAAATGGTCTAGCCATGATTAATGCCTTTACAAACTTTATAAATTATTATAATGAAAATGGGGCAGATTTGTCAATAAAATCTGCCCCTATATTACAGAATATTATTCTGCAGTTTTACGATTCTTGATCATAGCAAGAATATCTGCAGCTTTCTGGCTGCTAGAAGGCTGGGAAGTGCTAACAGGAGTAGATGCAGCCTGTGTGCCTTCTTCCCATGGAGGAGTCTGTTCTACGCTTTCAGTTGCGGCACGAATTGGTGTCACGTTTGAAGAAGTATTACGTGCAGATGTTGAATAATCACCACCACCAGCATCTGTATCACCATTACGCATTCCAGATGGCTTGTAGAATGAACCCCAACGTGCTTCATCGTATGTAGCACCATCAACAGATGCTTCAAACATCTCCTTGATGACCTTAAGTTCAGCATCATTTGGCTTCTTAGGCAAGAAGTCATTAAGGTTAAAGAGACCATACGCATCAATTGCTGCACGTTCTGAGTCAGTCAGTGCGCTCTCTTTGCGAGACCACTTAGAAGTAGTATAATCGCTATACTGCCCCTTTGTAGTCTTAGTGATGTAGAAGTCAAGACCACGATCATAATCTGTAGGAAGTTCTTCCAACTCTGGGTCTTTAAGAGCCGTAATAATAAGAGGCTGAATGCTTGGGCTAATAGTAAAACGACGAATTGGATTTTCAGGAGAGTTATCATCCTTCAGTGCGTTGTCACGAACAAAACCCTGATAGATGTAAGAACGCTTCTTCCAATACTTGTTTGCCATTTCGGTAAGTGAACTATCCTTATACCAAGGACGAACCTCTGTCAAAATAGGGCAAGTTTCACCATACATTTCCATGCAAGGAACCTGAACAACAACAGGCTTACTGCCCATCTGTCCCTTAACTCCTGCGAATGGAAGACGAATCATTGCACGTTCAACCCAGAAGAAATCATTCTTCGTGTTACCATCTGGAAGAAAACGCACACGTGCCGTGCTGCCTTCAGAAATATCCCAGAATGGGTAAATTGCGTTATCTCGACCGCCGCCGTTTCCGTTTGCACGGTTCTCTTGTTGTGCGAGTTTCGCACGGATGTCTGCCAATGAAGCCATAATGTTTTTCCTTTCAATGCCAATATGAGCCAAATGCAATCGGTTAATTCCTACTGCATATAGTTATTTATACACCGTCGTGAAGGTAAATGCAAATTATTTCTTAAATAATTTTGAAATTAAAAAACTGCCCCTTGACCAGTAATTTCTTGATGCCAAGAATAAAAAGGAGCAGGTATTACAAATCTCCAATCAATATTCTCTAGCCAATTTGTTGGCGGAGTTCCGTGATTTAGATATAGTGGTAATATATGATGGCCATTTACGCTTATATCTACAATTTCTAATGCGCCATCCCCACCTAAGTTTTTATATTCAAATACCAAATCATCCAATAAATCAAAATACATTATAGTATTTGCAAACTTTCCATTTACTGTAAAGATATAATTTGGTTCACGGTGTATTTTTATATCTATTGTAACAATTAATTTATTTTGAGTATCAATATCCATAATGTCGGAGAAACTCTGTATATCTTGGGGCATATTCTGTTATCCTATTGTTATGAATCTGCTCAAATGCTTTTAAAAACTTAATTAAATTATATCTGTCATTTTCAACATTAAATGAACTTTTATAATTGCATAAAAAATCATAATATTCAATAATAGTATTAGAAATGTTTTGATCTATCAAATGATAGTTACGAATATTAACTAATGACGGGTCTTTTTGTAAACTATAATCATCTATTAATGTTTTAAACTTTGTAATAGTTTCTTGGCGTATATCATCTGGTAGTAGTTCCATTCGTAAAACACTTGGCTTGGTTAATATATTACAACTTTCGGCAGACAGTTTGTTTTCTATCATAAACCTAGCAAGCAGATCAAACTCATATATTGTAAAAATGTTTGGGGTTATTCGCAAGTTTAAGAATAAGTTTTGATTATTATCTCTTAGCATTTTAAACTTATTAACAATATCTAGAACATTGGTTATTTTACTAGGATGACGAATATAATCATTTAATTCAGTTACAGTTTCTATGCTAACTCCTAAATGGAACTGTTTAAAGTTTTTAACATAGTGCTCTATTTTTTCATTATAAACTGTGCAGTTAGTAGTTGTCCCAATAATTACATTCTTTGATAACCCATTTTCTATTAACTTGTCGCATATTTTATAAAAAGCAGGATCATATAGAGTTTCGCCACCTAATAAATGTATGTAATTTAATCTTGGTATTTGTCCTAATTCTTCAACAAACTTATCGACCAATGCATCGTCTCTAGTCCAACTACGACTACGAGATGAGGCATTAAACATATCTGGTTGGAGTTTATTTAAACTCTTATACTCATTTTCAAGACGACTACTATATTGCGGAGAGCACATAATGCAACTGCTGTTACATGTATTTCCTAAGTTTATTTGCAAGTCTACTGGATAATAATCACTGTTTCCAGAGTTTTCCCAACTATATTTGAAATTATTATAGTGCGGACTTGCACGTGTTTTGTCTGGAAAGTTATCAAATGTTATGCCACTTTTTAAAAGTTGTTTTGTTCTACCAGTTAGCTTATTAAACTTGTCTTCATAATAACATGCTGAACACTTATCACTGGGATTTCCAGAAAGCAAATCTAGACGAAACTTAGACATTTCTGGACCATTAAAGAAATCCATTAGACTAGTATTCTGAATATTTTTAACGGTATCACCTAGAGTCGATGACCATCTACATAAATTGTAACTACCATCGTGATTTATCTTGATGTGCAACCACGGACTTGAACAAAAAGTATCTTGAAGCATAACCTATTTAAGTTATGTTATTTTTAAGAAATATAAACTGGTGTACCGTCAATTTGGTCACCAGTTATAATAACAAAATAGCGTCCATCGTCTGTTGGACCCATATGAACAGAGTGGTTTGGAAAATTAGGCATAACTTCACTAATAACTTTCCAACTCATAGAACCGCTATCAGTATACGTTTGTTTTGATGCCCAATCTTGTAACCAAACTAAATCGTAAATCATAGACCACCAGTACGTTTAATCTTATCTAAAAGTAGTATAACAGGATATAAATCTTCAACAATACTGTTGGCAAGTTCTGCAGTGTATTCACGAGTCAATTGCTGATTCTTTGCAGTTTGACGTAAATTAGAAAGAACACTAATAGCATCATCAATGCTACTAACGTCCGCTTCGTTTACTGTCACGGATTCATTTAATCCACTTAATCTTTTGAGATCAGTTAAACTATCCATTGTATTATTTCAATCCTGCAATATCTTTCATGCGCTGAATAGCTTCAGCAACTTGACGATCTTCATCCGCTTTATCTTTTCCGAAAGGCTTTCCTGATTTAGCAGCAGCCTTGGCACGTGAACCCCAAACTTCATCTTTGTTGGATTCAACTTCGCCATCACCATCATAATCTTTATCAGCTTTCTTTTCTGCTGCTTCCATAGTCTTTACATCACCCTGTTCATGGCGTGACTTCATAACTTCAGTTGCAGTTGAAAGATAATCCTGTGCCTTGGTAATCTTGGCCTGAATCCATTCAGGTAGATTTTCATTACCGTTTAGTAGGTCTTCGAGTTCTTTAGCAGCACGTTCGATGGTTTCAAGTTGGTCTTTTGCCATACCAGATTCATCATCGTACTCACCATCTACACTGTCTTTGCTGTCAGTTGCAATCTGATCAGGAGCAGTGTCTTCAGCTTCATCTTCCTGTGCATAGATGTAATTTTCATCTAATTGCTTTAAACCAGCGAGTCTGGCAATGTCTTCTAAAATTGTTTTTTTCATTTTATTCTCCCTTTAGACCTGCTAGTCTGCGTAAGTTATTTATCTCAACCGACTCGCCAGTTGGGTTCTTCAAACCATAATACTTTACTGGGTCTTTATTAATTTGTGTTCGTAATTGTGTTTGACTTGGATTATCTTTTAAATGCTGATCTGGTGCTTGAATTTTTAGAGGTTGATTTGTTCGTGCATCAATTTGACCAGCAATAGGTGCGGGTGATTTAATAATATTATTAGTTATTTCACTGCTTGGATCACTTGTATCTTTTGAAGCACTGTCTGTTCCACGAATGACACTATTAACATAGTCACTTCTTTCTTGATCTGTGCCTTTTAATTGACCTGGATGCATTAATGGTTCAGCAGGTTCTTCTTTAATTCCTGCTAATTTACGCATAGAGTTTAATTCAACAGATTCATCTTTTTGAGGTAGTATACTTGAAGGCGCAATTCCAGCTTTAACCAATGGTTCTCTTACATTCGTATCCATCCAATCATTGGCAGATGATGCTGCACTTGATATTGTATCTCCAGCAGTTCCGCTTAATGTTTTCAACCAATCAAGTGTTGATGGTTCTGGATTTGCAGAACCTGGACCAGCCTGTGGAGGTGTAGCTGCTTGTTGTCTTGCCTTTTCATCAGCATCCCACTTTTTATCAAAATCGTCCATACCTTTTTTAATATCTGCTGGCTCCATATGTGGCGTACTAGCATCAGAAGATGATTGGGATGTTGGTTCGTCGCCAGTAGCAAGTAAGTTTAAATCAATATCGTGGTCAACTCCAGCTTTGCGAAGAGTATTAATAAGATTTTTTTGATAATCATTGGCTCCAGTTGGATAAGGTTTACCCATTGGGTCAACTTCTGTTGAAGGAACGTCTTTTGGCAATTGATTAACAGCAAGTGGCGCATCGGCTTGCGTAGTGTCAACTGACGGAAACTCACCACCTGATGCGGGAGTATCTTTTTTATCACTAACAACTTGTCCAAGACCAGTTAATATGCGATCATGCATGTTTTTTAATTCGTCATCTGGGTATGCATTAGTTGAACTAACTGGTTTTTCAGTATCTGGTGAAACAGTGCTCGGCATTGGTGGGGCTGGTGGGAATACTGGAACCTGACCTTTTATCTTACCACGAGAAATATTCCACAAATTATCATTTTTTGCAATAGTGTATGAACTACCGTCTGGAAGAGTAATCTTGTCACCTGGGTTAATAATAGTATTCACATTATTTTTAAAACGAGGATTTGCTGCTACCAATGAATCTAATGGATCGGTCCCACTTGTGCTAGCAGTTGAGGTAGACGTAGGAACTGATGGAGTAGGCGTTGGTGTTGGTGTATGCGGCACATTTGGTTGTGATACAGACTTTGGTATTTCGGATGCAGGATTAGAAGAAGTTGTAGCAGTTGATTGTTGTGCTGCTTTTGCCGCTGGTTGAACTGCAGTGGTTGATGTTTTTTCAATAGGTGCAGCACTCAGTGCTTTATTAACTGGATTCACATCATCAGGATTATTAACAAGTGTAACATGATTGCCATAGTGTTTTAATCCATGACTATCCAGTATACCAAGTTTTGCCATTTCACGAGCAGCAGGTGAGTCTAGTGCAAAACCTTTTTCATGTGGGCTAGAGCCTGGATCAGCAGGTTCATGTTCAATACCCTCTCTGTCGCCACTATTCCATCTATCTTTTAATTTTTTCTGATATGCCGTAGTTCTATGTGCCGATATAACTGGAACTCTTTTTCCAGTTACTTTATAATAATCATCCGCTGCGCCTTGAAATGCTTGTTGCAACTCTGTACGAGTTCCCTCCCAACTTGTATTATTTTGAAAATCAATAGGAGTTACATCCTCTGGCGGTACGGGATTATCCTCATTAAGAGAACGAAGTCCTGCCAATTTCATGATATCTTCGAGCAACGGTGTTTTCATAATAAAACCTTATAGTCCTGCTAGTCTTCTTAATTCAGTTAGTTTTGAATCACCGTGATTATTAGTTTTAGAATCAGTGGTTATTCCAGTTTTAGTGTCGCCAACTCCGCCATCAGCCGCTGATGCTGCTGGTGGGGTTGCTACAGTAGGAGAATTATCAAATTTTCCAGGTGGTGTTCCAATTGGGTTTGAAGAACCACCCGATGGCTTTATAAATCCAGTATCATCTTTTCCAATTGGTGTTGGACTAAGTGCACTTGGTGCAGAAGGTGCTGCTGTAGCAGGTGTTGCAGGGGTTGCAGGTGGTGTTGCTGCTTGTGCTGCATTTGGGTCTGGTAATCTTGCACCACCAAGAGCAACAGATGTAGGAGAACCACTTTGTCCAGTTAGTGCTCCCATAAATGAACTACTCTTAGCTGCTGCATCAAGACTTGCTTGTGGAGTTCCTGCAGCTTGTGTTGGACGTGCTGCATTTGATGCTGCTTGTGCTGCGTCTAGACTTGCTTGCGGTGTTCCTGCAGCTTGAGTAGGTCTATCAGATGGTTTAGCTGCTTGTGCAGTAGTAGCAGGGTCTAAACCTGCACCACCACTATTTGATGCATTTCTAGCAACATTTGGATCAAATGCTTGCACTGGGCTTTTGCCTGGAGGTGGGTTTGTATTGTTTCTTGCTTGAATTACTGCAGGGTCATTATTACCACCCTTGATTGCAGTTTTGCCCTGAATAGCGTTCATTGCTTGACCGACTGTTGCACCTGGATTTAATCTCTGGAAATCCTTAATAGTTCCCTGAAATTTTTGTGATGCTGCTGGTGCATTTGCTCTAGTAACTGTTCCTCCAGCAGGTGCTTTCGGTGCTACTGGTGGGGCTTCAGAAATATTATATTCATTTAGTAAGTGTAATCCAGCAAGGCGACGTAAATCATTTAATGATTCACGAACTGGATATGTTTTTCCGTCAACCTCAAATGATTTCTTTCCAGCCGCACGTGCAGCAGCAAGCGATCCACTAAATTCATTGCCTTCCATTTCAACTCCTTCTTTTGGAACAGTAAATTCTTTATCAAATCCGCCGCCATCTTTATAAACTGGCTGATCTGGTTCAAATGTTTGTTTTGGTCCCATACGTTTTGGGTCAAACATTGATGGTTCATTTGATTTTGACGTAGCTGGATTATATTTTGGTGTTGAAGGATCAGCATCAAGTGCTTGAATTTTTGTTCCGATTGGATCAGGGTCATCTGCTGGTGGAACTGGCTTATCACCATAATCATGCGCCACTTCATCAACTCCACGTGCGTCTTTTGCTTTTTGTGCTGCTTCTTCAACATCATCCCAACGCTTGTCATCAGCATCTGGGTCTGCATGTTCTGGCGCATCGGCTGGACCTGCTTCTTTCATATATTTGTCACGAATGCGACCTAATTCTTCTTGGCTTGCACCGTCACGACCTGCTTTTGCAAGTGCTTCCATGCCGTCTTTACCATACTTTTTCTTACCAGTATAGTATTGAAGTCCGCTTTCTTCTACTTCTGCTTCGCCAATGCTCATGATGCTTTCTTCAAACTCATCTGCCTCAGTTGAAGCATTAACTGGACCACCACGACGATTTGGTTCAACACGAACAGTGGCAGCATATTCAGGGTTTTTTACAACTTCACCCAAATCTTTCATATACTTTTGTGCAAGGACAATTGCTAATTTTTTGTCACGTGCATATTCTTTGTCGGGTGTCTGTGCAAATGCTTCGCCTTCGCTGCTGATTAGATCACCCATAAGTGATGCAAAGTTTGCAACATCATCGCCATCTTTTGCCATTAGACGGTTTGCAATATCACCAAGAATAGCACTTAGTAGTGCAGTCTTGTCAGTATATTGACGACTGACCATTAATTTATCAAGAGCAGAATCTTTCCTCAATACTAGCTTGAAATTAGGGTCAAGAATCTTTTGTTCAACCGCACCAGCAGCTTCGGACAACTTTGTCATTGCATTTTCCTTTAATCTTTTATATGCACCAGCAGCACTGGCTAGGTAATTGTCTAGGTTTTCATTATATGTTTGTTGTGTGAACCAACCTTTTACTTCACCCAAATCTTCAGGTGTTTCACTGATCAGATTTGCAAGTTCTGTTAGGCTTTCACTAAAACTACGACTATTGTTGCTCAAGCGATTGAGGTGACGCTTGATGCTTTCTTTCATCTGAATAGCAGACTTAATGACATTACCAGCCTCTGCAGCTTCAAATGTCTTATTGTTTGTAGTGCGAACAAAGCGACCAAGATTACGCATTTCATTTACTGCACGACCAATTAGCTGGCCTTGTGGATCATATGGGTTACCACCACGGGATACGTGATTTGCCATAGCTTTAGCACCGCTTATGCTCTTAAAAGGTAGTAGGAACTTTTCACCACTTTCATTTACTAGGTAAATTCGGTCTACTTTAAGTAGACGATTGTTAGTATTCTCAAGCATTTTTTCGTTATGAACAACATGAATGCGAACATTGTTTAGGTCGCCTTCGCTTATCTTTCCACGACGCTGCCATAGAACACGGCTTTCTTCTAATGATTCTTTCATTTTTTTCTTCTCTGGATTGAGGGTTTGCATATACTTGTAATCTTGGCGACTAAGCGTGTCTTTGGTAATGTCACGCACGTCAAAGTTTAACATATGACTTTTTGCATAACGACGCAACTCACGAAGGAACATATACCAGTAGCTTTTATCTTCTGGCAACATACGTTCTGTGATAGCAGTATCAAAGAAAACTTTAAGTGAATCACCACTGATTAGTGAACAAGTAATGTCACCATATGGTCTTTTACTTTCTTTATCGGTATATAAAAAACTAAAAAAGCGAGCATTTTCTGGATCAACGATAGGTGTGCCATTCTCGTCTCCCATTTTTACCTGTGGAAAACGATTTCTTAATTTAAAAAATAAATCTTCTGCTGCTTGGTTAATTTCACTCATAAGACTATTTATCTGGAAATGTTAAAGCATAACAAATGGCATAGGCGGAATAATATCTGATTTGTCCATTTCTAATGATCCACTGATACGAGAATCGTACATTCGTAGGTGTAATATCATACGAATTGCCAATAGTGTAGCTGCTACAAGGTCATCAGTTTCACCAACTTTAGCCTCATAACTTACACCATGTGCTACGTATGTTTTTAATTCACTAATTAAGTTCTTACTACGTAGCTTAATTTTACCTGTTTCTGCCCAAAGTTTAAACTTAGAACACGCACCTATCTTACTTTTAGGTGTTGTATTAAATCCTTTGCGATATCGACGACCAGCACTTGCACCATTTGGTTCACTAAGGAAACTGCCTGGAATATTCTCTTCACCTAAGTCTGCTACTGCCATAAGTGCAGCTTCGCCTATTGAATTGTTTTCAACACTATAATATATATTACCACGATCACCAGTAACTTCAAGGATATACTGACATATTTCAGATAGTATACCAACCTGACGTTGAATGATTGTTAGATTATGTCGCCACTCTGCTACTTGATTCATTGTGGTGGCATCATATACTTGTATTGCAGCATAGTCACCACCTGTTCCTAAACTTGGGTCAAGTGCAACAATATAGATATGATTCTTTACAGGTTTTTCATACCAACGAACTTGGCCCTGTTTTTCAATAGGCTCAACACCATTCATATCTACTAGAACGCCTGGAGCAATAAGCGTTTCGTCATAAATGATAAACTCGCAATTGTGCTCACGACGGAAACGATCAACGCCGACGCTTGACATTTCACGATTTGCCCAATCTTGGTCACGTTCTGGATGACGATCCCATGTTGCAAGATATGGACTAAATCCATTACGTCCAAGTTCAGTTTCATTACCGAACTCGTCAAACTTTTTGTTAGCTTCACGCCAAATATCTGCAAATTGGTCTTCGTCGCTATTTGGGGTAGATGTAATAATTGCCTTACCACCAGTTGACAGCGTAGGACTAATAGAAGTCCAAAACTCATGTGCAATAGTAGGTCGCACGAACGCCAACTCGTCACAGTATAGTAGTGAGATAGACATACCACGACCAGTGGTTTCAGTAGTGGTGGCACTTACAATACGACTATCATTATCAAACCCAATATTACCCTTATTATAATCAATAACACCTGCACGAATGTGATCTGAACAGTTTTCATATGCGTATCTAATACGCTGCATGATTTCCTGTGCACCAGTATACTTGTTACTTGCTACAAGAATAGTCGCATCAGATATAAACATCGCATACCATAGCAGATATCCTGCTGCAATTGTGGTCTTACCCATTTGGCGACCAAGCATATTAATGCTAAAACGATAATTATGATAATTTGTTAATAGTTCCTCTTGGTAATCAAACGGAACAAACTTTTGTTTTCCTCGTGTAGGATGCTGAATATAGAAGAAGTTTTTAATAAAATATTCTGGACCAGTCACTGGGTCCGCACAAAGACTAAATTCCAACAGTTCCTGTTGGCTCATCTTGGTACGTCTATGTGGTTTCTTAACGAGGTTATTTTCTGGTTCTTTTGCCATGTTAAAATATTTATTGACATGTAAATTTCTTAGGACATTTATTTCCATGCCACCTTGAATATAAAGGCAAACTACACGTTTTTTTACAATATTCACATGTTATTTTTGTTTGAGAAGGATGTGTCCCATCTGCTAGTCTTTTATTTGATAAAGATGCACCTATAAAATTATGCTCTCCATTTTTTACTCTTTTATTAGCAACTTCTTTAGATTTAATGGAAATACTTTTTACTTTTTTCTTTTGTAATTCACTTCTTCTTTGATTTATTATTTGATTTTGAGAATTGTGAGTTCCATTTAATACTTGTTGTTTTACGGTTTTGCTTCGTTGTATATTTGATTCGGGCGAAGACGGACTCATAGTCCCATTTTTTCTTTTAGTTTCTAATGTTTTTTTAACAATATCGTCTGGCATCGCTCCGCCATCGCCCTCTTCTAGTCTAA